TATTGTCAGAAGGCGAAACATAATCTATATTACAAGTCCAAGGCTCAAAAGGCTGCCATTTATCATTGCGATAATGGTCATTGCATATCTTATGATAAGCCAAAAGCGGGAAAAGGGACAAATTAGGACTATTAACAACAGTAGAAGATTCAAACTTATTGAATTGTAATCCGAAAGCACTACCTTTAAAAGGAACAAGAGACCAAGAACCTTTTGAAGCCACATAGGCTTCTGCTAGGGCATAAATATCATACTGAATAACAGAAGTAAAGTTGCCATAACCCAAAGACATTAAAAGTTTGGCAGAACGACACAAACGATAACCATCGCAAACAAAGACACTTTCATAATCAGGTGTATTAACACAGAAATTCTTAAAATCTACTGCAGAACGGTATTTAGGTTTAGAAGTAAAATATTCATCTATAGCATTACAAGCAATATCATAAATATACTGCAACCAACTAGCCAAATCAACGTAAGAAATATAAGGCATAGATGTAGTAATCTTAGTAGATTCTGTAGAACTACTAGCAAACTTAGAAATATTCTGTCCCGCATCACCTTTAGTCATATTATTAACCTGCTGCTCAAAATACTTCCAAAGAGCCTGAAAAGGGACAAAATAGTATTGTATGTTTTCACGGATACGGGTAAAAGCATCAGAGTTAAGGGCAGCAGTACGAGTTTTACCATTATACCCAATTTTAAACGTCTCATTAGGGTTAACCCACTGAGTAAAAACAGGCAGCAATTCACCAACTTGAGCGGTAAACATGTGACGATGAGACAAATCGAAAGCGTTACGGTTTACCTTATTCTTAAGACGATGCATACCTAAAACTTTATTAGCCATAATAATTAATTTTTATAAGAATCTACAACATCACGGTGCTTAATATTTTCAATAAAAGCCATATTAGCTTTCTGTACTTGATACTGAAATATTGACCGTGTCTTTAAACTATTAAAATCATATGTACCAGAATAAGGTGACATACTTGCATAGTTTTCATAAGCAAATAATTTATCATTTTCCAAATTTTGGAAATACTGTACCAGATTCTGATAATCTTTCCAGGATATGAAGTCAAAACGTAACTTAAGACATTCATAAAAACCCAATCCTAGATAGGAGGATAGCGAATAGTGATGATGTGCAGCATAAAGCAACGATTTTAAAGGGTTGACAGAATCGGAACTGTTATAAATAGGTTTAGCAAAAGTAACAGCATACCAATGAACAGCACGAAACTGATAATTATATTTATATAACTCAGAAGTGGAAGGATTAAGCAACCACACTAAAAACTCCCTTACTTGACCGTCATTATAGATTTCTCCTGGTGTAGAGAAGAAACGGCGGGCAACGTATATAACCGAACGAAATAAGGAAGAAGTTTGCGCACAAGTAAATGAGGAAGAACCCGTAAATCTAATGGCAAATTGAGAGTAATACGCATCGGCCATGGAAACAGGTCGTCGTATACCTTTTTTGTTAACAACATAATCAGTTGTAAGTGTTTCGAAATCTCTAGACGTGAGTAATTCTCTAACCTCTGATTTGTTCTTTGCTCCCAATAAGATTGAGTGAAATGACCTTTGTGGAAACTTGTCAAGAACTCTAGGGAAGTCAGAATGTTGTGTAAGATACTTACTAACATATTCTTGCATGTTACCGTCTGTAACCTTTGAAGTCGTATCACCGTAGACCCATAAATCAGCCATATCGAGTTTAACACAAATTTCCCGGGGGTTTTCTTTGGTTGATTGGGGCAAAGTTCGAACAATCCTAAAATCTGCTCGCGCTGTAGACGAGTCATGGAATAATAGGAGATGATAATGCGGACGGAATGATTGTGAGCCGTACTCGCAAATAACGTAGTACCGTATAGCTTGACCATATACTTTTAAAAACCACTTTTTTAAACGACCTATATATTTTCTAATATCATCATACCATAGTATAGGAATAACAGAGTTATTACGTATACCACGAGAACGAGAAGGAAATCTACTATAATACTTATCAATACGAGAGTAATAATCACGCAACATAGAAGCTGTATCAATAGTAGAAAAATCAGTAAGTTGAAATGATTTAGATATTTTATCCTCTACAAAGTAGAAACTTTTTGTACGTCTATTATACTTTTTAATAACACGATTAGGTATGCGCAGGGCATAACCGAATGGGTACATATATGAAGTATCTATGTAGGGTAAATGCAAATCATCATACGTAATAGTAATAAATTCAACATATTTATGTTTAGATGCTTCTACCTCTAAAATCTTGCAAAGATGCTCCTGAGCTGCCACTCGACACTGAATGCAAGAGTGACAACCAACAAGAGTTAAGCCATGGCGACCAACAACGGACACGGGGTTATTGCAACGAGGAAAAAGAGCCATAATTATGTTTTAAATAAAATACCGTTATAACAACTCATAATAGTTTTTTCTGTAACACGACCACCACTTTTTGAAAAATCTAAAGGACAATAGAGTTCAATAGTTTTCAAAGTTTCTGCCAGGAAAGGTTGAGATGTACCACTACAGTACGCTTGTTTACGCTGAATCTCTCGAATAACCTTAAGAGCAATCAAATAATCTTTAGCAGTCATAAACAAAAAAATTAAAGACGTTTATACCATTGATATTCATGAACCCAGGAAATGGGAGATGTAATCATTGAAGAAATGATAACAACACTAGGCAAAAACAAGCAAAGAAACTCATCAATTTTGCCAGACTTTACTACATACCGAACACCATTAACTTCAACGATGAAACAGCGAGAATTAATTTTCACCATAAGGCTTATAATTTTTAGAGCGGACAAAACCGCTATGTTTAACAATTGTGGTATCTACTGATACAATAGTAGTGCGACCACTAGCAACTACATTGTGAGACGTACTGCACGATGTCATAGTAGAGACACCAAAATAAGCAGCTATCAATCCGAGCGCATACAGCGCTACTTTGATGATAATTTTAATAATTTCCTTTTTCATGCGGCAAAGATAGAGTAAGTTTTTGAAACAACCAAATTTGTTAACATTAATTAGGAAAGTAGTTACTAATGAACAAAAGTACAGTAATTAGGAAAATGTATTCCTACTTTTGCCTACCTATAACAAGAGAGTAGGAATTTTCGGGAGAAAATTTTCATAAAAAGGTAGTTACTAATAAGTTACAGACTTTTCCGCGCAAAGCTAAGGTTTTTCTAACAGACAAACCAAAATAAAATATCTGTTGAGTTAAATTGTGTACGTACGTATAAAATGCGCACGCACACAAAAACAAAACAGATACAATAATCCAATAGAATAAATTTTTATTATTTCATAAAAAAAATATAGATTTTTACGGAAGGTATTTTAGGTTGAATGAGAATTATCTAAAACGTGTTCGCATTAATTAACGTACAATTAACAGATATTTAACTTAAAATATTTGGTAGTGTCTGATATAAAAAAGGCGCAGAGGATTAACCTTTGCGCCTTGATTATTATTTATAGCCAGTCGGGCTATAATTAGGGTTTTCACGATACGCATCAAGCCAAGATTTACCACTAGGCGGTGGAGTAGGTTCTCCACCAGAAGAAGAACCTTTACTAAATTTAGGTTTAGGTGTGAAATTACCAATACCGTCTGAAACATTCTTAAACATACGTGTAACAGATTCGCCACGCTCAAATATTTTATCGGTATCGTAGCTGTCAACACGCTTATTAGTAAGTGAAGTTTCGGATTTATACATACCACTAAGAGAACGTATCAAATCGGGTTCTTGCATCAACTTATTCAAAGACCACTCATTCTGCTGAATATTCAAGTCAAGTAAATGCTTATAAGGTGTTTGTCGGAGTAAGCTTTCAGCCTTACCAATAGGCATTTTACCTAACATAAAATCAGTATAATAACGCTGCATATCATTTGACATATGTTGACCCGAAGTCAAAGCACCATAATAACCACCTAACTGCTTAAGGTAACTAGCATTGGCAGTAGCGTTCGTGAGTGCAGCACGACCTTGCATTAAGGCAGCTCGACCTTGCACTGTTGCAGCATGAGCAAACGTCTGCTGAATAGATAACCACTTACCATAATTTTCAGTTTGCTTAAGGGTATATTTACCTGCAGCAATATCACGAAAGGCAGAAGCATAGAAAGACATGGTTTGTGCAACATTCTTCTCAACTTCTTGCGGCATAACATTGTAAAGGCTAAATGCTTTCAAACGGGCATCATACATAGCATCGAAACCACGCCAATTTTCTAATTCAGCTTTAAATTGTTCCTGCAACAACCTATTCTGATAAGTATCAATAGCAAACTTATAGGTCATTTTTTGCATATCGGTTTGAGATTCCAAAAGGCCTTCTTGAGCCATATTAACACCCTCGATAGACTTATTGACATTCTCTTGAGATTTCTGCAAAGATACAGACGCATCAACGGAACGTGTAGTATTGTAAGCAGCCAAACCATGTTCAGTAGCTTCACCAACAAAAGAATAATCAGTAGGCATCATCTGGGCAGATTCAGCAGCAGTAGCAGTAGCACCACTACCTACATTACCACTAGCAGAAACATCACCGAGAAGAGCATTAAGACCGGCTGCACGCATATCGTTAGCCTTAGCAGAAGATGTACCAAACATACGATACATCAATTCTTGCCAATCACGGTTTTTCTTAGCTTCTTCAGCATTAAAGCGATTCTGTTCTTGCATGATTTGATAGTTCATCTCATTAGTCTTATCAGTATTGTGTTTACCAAAAAGACCACCAAGCAATGAACCGGCAAGACCTAATGCACCACCAACAAGTGCACCAGGAACACCACCAACACCAGCACCAGCAGCAGCACCACCAGCAGTAGAAGATAAAGCGGTACACTTTTTTAAGCGAAAAGGAGCACCGCCAAAAGCGGCAGTACTCCTTAAAATTAAATTAGACAACATAGGCAAAACTACTTAAAAATATCCATTAGGCGAGACTGAAAATCAGCATTTTCTTTTTCAGCCTTTTCTTTTTCCTCTTTCGCCTTAAGAGCAGCAGCAGCCTTATCACGAACTTCCTTATCCTTAATAGCAAGTTCTTTAAGATAAGACATTTTTTCGCTAGCAGTCTGAACATAACGAGAAGGACAAGAGTTAATCAATTCATCATCAGTCAAAGAGCCAAAAGTTTCTTCAAACTGAGAACGGAAATTTGATGTATCAATCATAGGCTGCAAAGACTCCTTAATCTCTCGCAACGTCTGAGAATCGGCACGCATATTATCTATACGCTGCAACAAAGAAACATCAGAGTGAAAAGACGTACGCAAAGGGTTATTCTTATCGTCAACAGATGTAACTTCATGTTGTACTTCCTCATAAACGGGTGGTACATAAACTACTTTATTTTTAGCTTTCATAATCGAACAATTTTAAATTATTTAGAGTAAGGTAAACCATACATACTAAATGGACGGACAGCCACACATGTATTAACACTACCAATAAGTAACTTATCGTCATTAACTGTTCCAGACCACTGATTTACAAAGATAGGATAAAGCAATGAAGGACGGCACTTAAATAAATCATCAATACCGGCATACTTAACAAGAGACCCCAAACCTATGTTACGACGCCAAGCAGCGAGGAAAACAGAATCATAACCAGTAACCCAAGATGAATATGTTCCACAAAAACCACCTTCAAAATAATCACGAGCACTCTTTAATTCTGCGTAACGAGGAGCATAACCATAAGTAACAGACATATCAAGGTTTGCATTATAAGTATCAACAGGGAAGACTTTAGGACACAAACCAATGATAGGCGCACTTAATTCACAACGATATTGTGTTTGCATACCGACCGAATCTAATTCCGGGATAGGAAAATCAGTAGCGTCTGTCTTAAACAAATTACGGTCAATACCAACATGCGAATAGTCTAACTGAGGAATAGCGCGGTAAATACCGATAATAATACCATAGGTAGATGCAGTGAACTTACAGCCTGCAGACAAATCACCAACACCAATAGCCTTTATGTCAGGTTGACCACCATTAAGAAAGTTAGTATTAACTTGTGGGTTAATGCTCAAAGTTTTATCATCACCACCAATAAAAATTGATGTACGGGAATCAACTTTAGGCTTAATACCAAAGTGTGCTAAGACCTGATTAGCAAAATCAGGGTCGTTGCTATTCTGAATCTCCTTATACTTCTGCAAGGCAGTAGCAGAACGAAGAGCCGAAATCTTTAAACCAGATGCAGAAACAGAAAGGTCACCATGAAGACCGACAAGCTTACCACCAGTTACATAAGAAACAGGAGTAGAAGCGTAAGATTTACCGTCAAAAGAAGTAGGCGGTGTATTTGGCTTTTGAATATTGTCATTAGAATTAAATGAACCATTATCAAAAAGAAAGCCTTTAGTCTTATCTGTAGGGTCGGATGTTTTAAGAACTGCATCAGCATTATTGAGACCAATAGAAACAACAGATTCGTCACCATATTGAGCACGAGGCAAGACGGAAGTGAAGTAATCAATAGGAAGATTAGAATTTTCCAAATCAATAATAGAAGTCATCAGAGAATTAAACGCAGAACTACTAATAAAAGAAGCTGCGTTCATATTGTCAGAAGGCGAAACATAATCTATATTACAAGTCCAAGGCTCAAAAGGCTGCCATTTCTCATTGCGATAATGGTCATTGCATATCTTATGATAAGCCAAAAGCGGGAAAAGGGACAAATTAGGACTATTAACAAC